CTTGACAAATTAAAAGAAATGCGATATCCTAATTTATATCATTCAATTAAATCAACACACGAGTTTGTTGAGGAGTACCAGGCGGACCAGATGAATAACGCAGTGGCAGGTTTTTCTACAACTTCTAAGACAAGGCCCCTAATCGTGGCTAAGATGGAAGAATTCATTAGAAATAACCTAATTAAGATATATTCGCCTAGGCTCCTTGCTGAGATGCGCACTTTTGTGTGGAATAATGGCAGAGCAGAGGCTATGCGTTCTTATAACGATGACCTTATAATGGCTTGTGCTGTTGGTTGTTGGGTAAGAGATACTGCTCTTGCTGTAAACCAGAAAGAAGCAGAATACGCAAAAGCGTTTGTTGGTGCGATAACAAGAAGCACAAATGAACTAGATACTAGAATAAAGGGTATGGTAGGTACCCAAAAACTAAAAATGACCGATGCCGCAAATAAGCATCAATATAACGTAACCAACTTTCCTTGGTTATTTAAGGGATAGAACATGGCAGGCAAAAACAAGAACAACACAAGAAACCCGCAGAGTTTATTGTTTAGAAGACTAACAAGACTACTCTCGGGACCTCTAACACAATACAGGACTCAAAACAATCACAGATTAAGAAGAATAGAGTTAGACAAGTATGCGAATAAGTTCACTTCCGCATCAGGAAGAGACTTTAAGAAGACCGCCTACAATCCTTACGATAACCTTCAGTCTTCTTACATGGCTTCTCAACAAAGAACAGAGCGATATGTAGACTTTGACCAAATGGAATACACGCCAGAGATAGCATCAGCGCTTGATATTTATGCAGATGAGATGACAACTTACTCTTCTCTTTCGCCAATGTTAAAGGTAGAGTGTGCGAACGAAGAAATAAAAGCTATTCTTCACTCTCTTTACCATAATGTATTAAACATTGAGCACAACTTGTTCTCTTGGTGCCGAACGATGTGTAAGTATGGTGACTTCTTTCTTTATCTTGATTTGGATGATAAGCTAGGTATCACTTCTGTTATCGGGCTCCCAACACAGGAGCTTGAAAGACTAGAGGGAGAAGATAAGAACAACCCCAACTACGTTCAGTACCAGTGGAACTCAGCAGGTCTTACATTCGAGAACTGGCAAGTAGGTCACTTCCGTGTATTGGGCCAAGATAAATACAACCCATACGGAACATCAGTGTTAGAGCCCGCCCGTCGTATTTGGCGTCAGCTTACTCTTCTAGAAGACGCAATGATGGCTTATCGTATTGTTCGCTCACCAGAGCGTAGAGCATTCTACATCGACGTCGGAAACATCCCACCAGCAGATGTAGAACAATACATGCAAAAGGTTATGACTTCGATGAAGCGAAACCAAGTTGTTGACCCAACAACTGGTCGTGTGGACCTTCGCTATAACCCACTTTCAGTAGAAGAAGATTACTTCATTCCTGTTCGTGGCAACAGCGCTACAAAGATAGAGCAAGTCGCTGGAGGCAAATACACCGGCGATATTGATGACGTAAAGTATTTGAGAGACAAACTATTCTCAGCATTGAAGATTCCAGCAGCTTACATTTCATCTGATAGTGATAAAGCGATGGAAGATAAGACTACTCTCGCACAAAAGGACATTCGTTTTGCTAGAACTATCCAAAGACTTCAGCGTTCTATTATTTCAGAACTTGAGAAGATTGGTATCATCCATCTTTACACCCTTGGGTACAGAGACGAAGACTTAGTATCTTTTCAATGCTATCTAAATAACCCATCACGGATTGCCGAGATGCAAGAGCTGGAGCACTGGAAGACTAAATTCGATACGGTTAACGGTGCAGTAGAAGGCTTCTTCTCAAAGCAGTGGTTGGCTAAGACTCTATTTGGTATGTCGGATGACGAGTTCATTAGAAACAGAAGAGAGATGTTCTACGACAAGCGCTTTGAAGCAGCTCTAGAAACTGTAGGTGAAGCTGAACAAGCGGCAATGACGGCAGGCATTGATGCTGGAGTTGACGACCTAACAACTGGAGGAGATACCGGTGAAGCTGGTGGAACAGGTGTCGCCGGCATGGAACCGGAGATCGCAGCCGGCGGAGGAGAAGAAACAGCAGCAGCTACAGAGCCAGCAGCTGAAGAGCCAGCTGGCGGCGAAGAGGGAGATCTTCTCGCAGCACCTCCGGGAAAACGTGAAGATGATAAGGGCAGAACTACTACTGCCAAATCTCACGGATGGTATGAGCCAAGAAGCTTAAAACCAGGCGGTGACAGAAGAAAGACTTCTGGACCAAGAAAGAAAAACATGAACAGAGCAGCATCACCTGAAACAGGTACAACTAGAAAGCTTTTTCCTGGCATGGGAGAACTTTCAGGTTTAGCTAAAGCCACAAGTATTTATGAGGATAAAAACACTAGTTATAAAGTAGAGGAAATGAAAATCCTCAAAGAGCAGATAGAACTTGATGCTCTATTCAAAAGCCTAAAAGCGAGGGAAAACAAGGATGAGACTGAAGCACAATAAAAAAAGAAACACAGCATTTGTTTATGAGGCACTCGTAAGAGAACTTACAGAGTCTGTTGTTAAAAACAATAAGAATAAGCAAAACAAAATCGTTTCTATTATAAAGGAGCACTTTTCTGGTAGCTCTATTCTTAAGAAAGAACTGGAGCTTTACAAGACTATCTATGAGACAAGACACATAGAGAAAGATACAGCAGAAAAGATTGTGGTTCAAGTAAAGCAAGAGCACGAGTCTTTAGACAAAAGAAAATTATTCTTGGAGCAGTCAGCACTAATAAACAAAATAAACAGAACATTGTCTACAAAGATATACAGCAACTTTGTTCCGAACTACAAGACAATAGCTTCTGTGCACTCTATCTTCCAGGAGACATTACCAATAAAGGACAGAGTTCTACTAGAAGAAAACATTGTAGAACAAATGTCTGCTTCTGTAAACACAGTACAAGAAACTCAACAACCAATTGACTCGTTGGTATACAATACATTCGTTACTAAATTCAATGAAGAATACTCAGGCTCTTTGAACGAGAGTCAAAAGAACTTGTTAGGAACCTACATTTCGTCTTTCCAAGATAACGGAATAAACCTTAAGATATATCTTAATGAAGAAATTGGAAGGTTAAAAGCCGCACTAGCGGAAATGAAAGAGCAGAATGAAGATTCAGACCTTAAAGAAAAGCTAGGAAGAGTTTATAATATATTAGACGAAACAAAGGATAAAGGTATTGATACGGAAACCTTAGAAATTGTTTTGTCAACGCAGCAACTATTGGAAGACTTAGAAGATGGCAATTAATATAAACATTGAACTGGACCCAAGAATAAACTTAAAAGCCAGAAGAACCATCGAAGGCAACATTATTATTTTTGACCACGAAGACATGGACATTGTTTTGATGACGGAGAAAAAGAAATGTGTAACGTTTCCAAAAGAGTCGATGTCAGACAAAGTTTATTATGCTCAAGACAGAATGTTCAAGCACTTAACGAAAAATGGCCTTGTAGACCCTGGCACTGTTCGTGGTGGCAACGTCTTTGGTTCTTTGGAGGCTGACATGATGGAGTCAAAGGTGCCTGGCATTGATTATGGTCAAGCACTTCTTTTTTCTATTCATGAGTACATTACAGGTGAAAGACCCTACTTTAGGTCAGCAGAAGAGTACGATGACGCAAGACTTGATGCAATGCTTAGACCATCACCAGAAGATTCAACAGAGTTGGGCGATGTTCCACAGGCTGCTCAAAAGGGCTCACACTCTCCATCAGTTCGGCCTTATGGTTTTATGTATAACTACTCTCTCGTTAGAGAAGGGAATGAAAGTGAGGATTCGTGACATTTATCTGGTTTTGCCTTATTTCGTATGGGCTAACACAAATACTCGTATACGGAAAGATATTCGATCCAATCCGCCCAAAGACAGGGTGGTTCGGGCAATTGCTTAAATGCCCGATGTGTACCGGCTTCTGGGTCGGCCTATTTTTATGGTTCACAAGACACCAAACAGAACTATTTAATTTTGACGACTCGTTTGTCACAGGCTTCTTTTTGGGTTGCGCAAGTTCAGCTGCAGCCTATGTTGGAACAATGCTTGTGTGCGATGATGGTCTAAAGATGTTCAAATTGGTTAACATTGAAAGGAGCACAGAAGATGCCAGTGATTAGTAACAAATGGAAGCTGCAACCTGTTCGCCGTTGTTGCAACGGTAAATAGCTGAAGCGGGTGGCCCCCGCTTCTTTGTATATGAGAGGATTATTATGAAACTTATTAGAGAATATTTTGAATTATGTGAAGGCGGTGTCTGCCAGGACCTTCTAACAGAAGCGGACAAGAAGTTTGTTGCAGAGGGTGGTTTGATCCTATCCGGTAAGATGCAACAGTCTGATACCAAGAATGGCAACGGAAGAGTTTATCCGCACGCTATCTTGGAGAGAGAGGTAGCGAACTATGCTAGGCTTGTTGCTGATAATAGAGCATTAGGTGAACTTGACCACCCAGATAGTTCCGTTGTTAATCTGGCAAATGCTTCACACATGGTTACGAGAATCTGGATGGAAGGTAATAAGTGTATGGGAACTATTCGTGTTCTCGATACACCATCTGGCCAAATACTACGGTCGCTCGTTGAATGCGGTGTAAAGATGGGTATCTCTTCTCGTGGCATGGGTTCAGTTAGAGAGTCCAATGGAGTCACTATGGTAGAAGACGACTTCCAGTTGCTTTGCTTCGATATGGTTTCAGACCCATCAACTCCAGATGCGTTTATGATGACGGAAGCAAAAGACCCAACAAACGTATTCACAAAAGAAGATAAGATTGACAGAGCATTGAACAACTTCCTGTTCAAGTTTGGAGAAAAATGAAAAAGTCAGAATTAAAATCTATTATCAAGGAATGTGTAAAGGAAGTTCTCTTTGAGGAGGGAGTCCTTTCTAACCTTGTAGCTGAAGTTGCTTTCGGCATTGCAAAAGCTCAGGCACCAATTGTGGAAGCAAAGCAACAAGCACCACAGATGAACACCCCAGTGATGCAAGAAGCAAGGGAACAAGAAGAAGAAGCTAGAAGAAAGAAGCTTCTTGAAACAAAAAGAAAAATGTTAGATGCAATGGGTAACTCAAAGATGGCTAACGTGTTCGAAGGAACCGAGCCTCTTAAGCAAGGTGGTTCGCCAAGTGCTTCACCTGCCCAAGGCCCAATGGCTGGGAGAGACCCTAATGATGCTGGTGTAGACATCAGCGGTTTGTTTAGTTTAGCTGGCCAGAAATGGAACGCTCTAAAGTAAAGGAGAAACGATGAGCAAAGGTAAACCATGTCACGTTGAAGTCGTGATACATGACCAAGATCAGGTCCTAAGAATGATTAAGAAGTTTACACGAAAGTGTAAGAAGACTGGACTTTTCCAAGAACTTAAAGATAGAAGATACTTTAAGTCAGAGTCTTTAAAAAGAAAAGAAAAGCGAGAGAATAAAAAAAGATTGTCACAAAAGACAACTCAAAAAATGAAAGATAAGTTTAACAAATACGAATAGGAGAATAAACAATGGCATCAGGATTCAATAACACTCCAACTCCAGCATCGGAGTTTCACAGGCACAGCAGTTGGGGTAGAACCCGCCAGCCAAAAAATATAGCAGGTAAACATGGTACAAAAGTCGCAGAAGTTGGCGAAGGATCCGTCACACTCGATTTAGCTGCCTTGAACGCCGACGCCACCGCAGATAGAGCTGCTAGGGGTTATACCACTGAGAACCAAAGATT